TGGTGTTGGTGTTGGTGTTGGTGATGCCAATGGATCACTTACAACATCAATATTCACACAAGAATCTGTTGATGGGAATACACCCTTAGGTCCATAATATTTTATTAAGGTATCCAAAGATGTTTTATCTGGTCTCAAACCAAAATAAAATAAGAACGGTGTTGATAATACTTGTTTGCTTCCTGTGTAATTATTTATTGTTTTAAATAAGAAGGTTTCTTTAGAACCGGAAACATATTGATTTGGTTCTAAGGTCCAAGTCTCATCTACCACAACATATATGTTACCACCTAACGGATTTTTCTTTGTACCTGACGTAACTTGTAACCATACGTCTCCCTCAACATAACCAACTGCAGACCCACTTGGTGCCAAAAAACTAATGTTTTCAAATCTCTCTAACATATCGGCATAGTCACCATCAAAGACATAACCAGGATGGTCTTTAGTGATTGGTTTTAAAAGATATTCTTCTTCCCCATCCGCCATAACATAGTTTGTGGTATTTTCAGTTGAAAATTTACCCGAAGTTATCATTCCTGAAATTGAATGTAATCTTTGTAATGGTTCAACCGCAATTACAGTCTTATCCCATTGTTGGTCATCTAATAAATCTGGATCGAATGAACCAAATCCCACATCACCATATCCTTTTTTATCCCATAAATAAAAAGGTACTTTTTGTGTATAATCTCCTAATCTAAAATTTAAACATTGTCTAATAAATGCACCATTATTATCTAATTTTAAATCAATAGGTGTTGGACCATAATTACCATTTCCATCGGTAAAAAAATCAACTAACGTAGGGTCTTCAGGGTCCATTATTTCTCCATTGTAAAAGAAATAATGTGGACTATCTAAGTCAAATGCCTCAATACCCGCTTCACAATTTATTGACATTAGTTGTGTAATATCACCATCAAACACATTCACATTGGTTCCCATTCCTGTTCCTGTGAAAAAATCACCAACATCAAAATTACCGTTGTTTGTATCTAATCTATAGTTAATTGCATATTCAACAATATTTGCGGGATCTTGATATGATGTCGCATTAATATCTCTAACAACTGAACAGGTTGCATCAACTCTTGGGTCTTGACAAATCTCAAATAAAAATTCATCCCTAACTCCAACGTCATAAAATGTTGTTGGGTGTAGTATTTCTTTATATCCAGTATATTGTTGCCCAATAAATCCACTTGTTGGATTATATGGTGTTGCTCTATAATAAAATTCTTTATCTAAAACATTAAAAAACACCAATTCTCTCGGATACTTTGTACCTCTTTGGTTTAAATCTAACGCAGCCTCATCATCCCATCTAACTCTTTTGTCAAATTTGAAGAAATATAAAATTCCGTTTAACCAGTTATCAATAAATGAATAGTTAACAACTCCACCACAGAAAAATACACCAACTCTTTTTCTTTTATACCATTCTTTAATTACACTTAAATTTTTTGATTCCCCATCAATTACTGGTACAATAGTAATAACACCATCTCTAATCTCAGTTAATCCTGATTTTGTTTTTTTATTATAATATAATAATCCTCCCTCATTATCAACAACATTCGGTAATCTTCTTGTTGTTGTGTTAAATGTGGAGACATCGTAGGCCGTTCCGGAAACATTAATATTAACATTAACGCCAGTTGCACCGACAACCGCAGCCATTATTGTCCAACCAGACCCTGGACTGGTTAGTTGTTCTTTTAAATTTGGAGTACTTTCATAATATGGTTTTCCTAATAAATGCCACGGGTTTGTTGTTTTTAAATAACCATAAGAAATTCGTACAGACGCTTGTGTCCAACTAGGACCATTTTTGTTACCACTATTAGATGGTAAATCATTTCTACCGTAACTACCATCATTTGACCATATATAAGCATAAACTAAACTCTCATTGTAGAATTTATCATATTTTTTACATCCTTCTTCAATGACAAATGTTGTGTTATTTGAGGGGTCAACAGTATCCACATCAGAAGTACATTCTTCACAATCCGGATATGTGGTTAACGGTAAAACAGTTTGACCCGATTCTTGTAAATCATATGCCAGTTTTATTAATTTAACCGAAAAATCAAAAAATGGATGATCTGCAAAGGTATAATCTTTAGGTCCTAAAAATCTTGCAATAGACCACAATGTACCTGCCAATGTTTCAATAATAAAAATATACGCTATTGTAAAAATATATTGTAAAAACAATAATATTTCAGAAACAATTAATCCAAATTTTATTCTATTTCTAAATCCAAAATTTGTTGGGAAATAATTTGCTTTAGAAGCACAATCATCTTCAACACTTGGTCTAATTTCTTTAATCCCTAAGAAGGCGTCTTTTCTTGATAGTCCTAAAAAATTCTCAACTCCTGATGTTTCATAATGAGAACCTTGAAATGATGAAACCGTATATACCTTACCAAAAATAAATTTATAAAAAACATCTTCAGGTACTCCACCATTATTTTTACCTAACATCAAATCCTTTTTATCATCACTAAATTCGGATGACATTACAGATGTCGTAACACCTTCCGGTGGTACAATATTTAAATAATCTTCAAAAACATTTGAGAATTGATAAGTAGTTAATAACTCTTCGTCATATTCACCTAAATTATTTGACCCATTAGCGTTTTTATTATACTCTCTAATTTGTGGAACCAAATATTTTGCAGTACCTGTTTTATCGTTGTTACCATCTAAGGTAAATCTAAAACGTGCAACCGTTGTGGTTGGTATTCCTTTATTTATATCGTTTGTTATTTCTTGTTCACCAAATTCATTTGTGTAAACATACTCCATGTTCATTGGTAATACAACCATTGCGGTTCCATCTGAATCAATAGATTCACTCGGATTAAAATATTCCAATTCAGGATATAACGTAACTTTATCAGAACCAAGTATTTTATTACCTGTATATCTAACCGCTTCAATTCTACCCTCTGTTGTTTGTAAATTACATTTGTAACCAGACTTACGTCTAATTACACCACTTCTTTTAATCGCATCCCCATTATCATCTGTAATGGTGGAAGCTAAAATTAATGATATTGGTTCAATTTTAATTCCCTTATCTAACAAGTCAAAATCAGTTCTTGTTATACCAATCTGACATAAATCTATATTACCCCAGAACGGATATACTTCAACTGTTTTTTGAAAATTAACAATTTGTGGTAAACCATCTACATCTGAACCCGATTTAAAATTGTAGTACCTATCAAATTGGTCAATACCAACTCCCTTTTTAATAAAGTCGTATGGTCTTAAAGAAAAACAACCAATATCTGATAAATCAATATCAACATTTATTGTTTGTTGACCTAAAGGAACTCCCCAAATCATGAAATCACCCGATTCATTAGTCTTAACGGTATATGTGTAATAACTTTCATATACCTCCAAGTATTCTTCTCTTGTTAAAATTTCAGTTTGGTCGGGAAATGTACCGGTTGGTACGTGTCCACCATGTTGTTTTCTTGCCGGTAATAAATTGTATCGATAGTTATTTTCGTCTTTTTCTGATATTGATGTGTATGGGTATAATGCAGATATAACCGGGTCATCTGAATGTATAGTTAATTGGGGTACAAAAATCGATACTTTAGCGTTTGGAATACCAAACCCGTCATTCGCTGTTACCCTACCGCAAACAACCCCATAATCAGCACAAAGGGATGTGTAGATGTCTTGTTGACTAAATTTTAAAGACAAAATTTCAAGCAAGTCGTAATCTTGTTTAATTTCGACTGTGACTCTTTGGTCCTTCCCTATATTTGTTGAAATTCTATGTTTCTGCATGGTTCTTATAATAAATAGAAACTATCCCATTTTCCACTATTATAAACTAAAAACATTTTAATATGTAGTCGTTCCTAATGTTTTGGTCCTCACTTTTATATCAATATTTGGGAACCTAATTTGAAAAATTTGATTTGATTTCATAAAAATGGTCATATCTGATTGTAAAATTTCTTTTGTTAAAGTATCACTATATGATTGAGATACTTCAGTTGAAGAATATTGACCTCCAATTTTATTAAAAACGCGAACATCAATTACGTTAGTCACTCCACCAACATTACCAATTTCTCTTTTTAAATCACCAACAAACAATGGGTCTCCCATTTTTCTTTTTTCAATGGCAAAGAAACTTGTTGTGTTTTGAATAACCGTTCTAACAATGTCAGTTGGGTTTTCATTTTTATCAATATGTAAATCAATCTCTAAACCAAAATCTATAACCTCACCACTTGCAATGTCTATATAGTCATTTATCATTCTATATTCAGAAAGATAATTTATAATGTTATTCTTTAATGTGTTAGAAACTGTGTCAGTCAAATTACCCAAATCATCATATGATAGTAATTTAATTCTAACTTTATTATCTTCTTCCATTACATTAACTTTAGCCGGTGCACCAAATGTAGATGGCATCGTTTCAATTAATGATTTATAATCATTTAATGTTACCGCTCTATTTTGTGCTGCAAAATTATATGCAACCATGTTTCTAATTTCTTCGATTGTTGGTTGGTCAGCACCACCGATTGCGGGAGTTACATTGGATACTCTTAATGAACTAACTACTTGACTATTAACAGTTCCGTTTGGACCGTTTACATTAAATTCAACCTCATCCACACTGTTAATAACATTCACACCTAAGTTTGAACTTTTTCCACCACCAATTCTGTACTTAACAAATAATGTGGTACCAGCTTTTGGTATTGACCCCAAAGACATGTTATTCAAATAACTTGCTAAGTTCACTTTAAGTGAACCATTCATGTAATTGTCTAAATTATCCAATGGGTCTACATTTCCTGAACCAAATGTCAAAGAATAATAACCTTCAGGGGTATGTTCCGTATAAAATTTATTTACAACATTAATATATTTTCCCGCCTTAAAATTATCTTTGTCAGATACCGCAGTTGGGTCGGGGATGAAAACTTTATCTTGTATTAAAGATTTAACTTCATACCATTTATTTGTTATCGTTGTAAATTCACTAGACGTTGGATTAGCGTTAAAACTTGTACCATCCTTATGAATAACTGAAGTAACTCCTAATACATTTTGTTCAGGTAAATAAAGTCTTAAAAAAGGTTTTTGGTCTAATTCTGTGATAACCCTTCTATATATTCTTGAAACCCCATTAACGACAGGTTCTCTTTTAGTTATTGTATATGATACTAATGTATTGTTACTATCATCT